ATTACCATTAAAGTGAATACCATCAGAATCTATAAACAAGTATGGAGAAACCTGATCGCTTTCGCCAAGAAATTGATATATCTCTTGAAAGTTTTGATTTATCTTTGTACCGGCATTACGTAATGAGTCACCTGTACCGTCGTTTGCGGTAGCGCCAGTATTAATAATTTGTCTAGCCATGTTATCTCTCTTTAAAAGTTATCACTATTTATAATAGTTTTAGAAGAAGTCGTTACTAAAATTAAGAAGTAATTGGTTATTACTTGACATTTTAGGATATGATGCGTCACCTACAACGTTATCTTCATCAAATGTTTGCGATCCTGCATTTGCACCTTCTGCCAATGTATCAAAGTTATTATCGAATTCTTGTAGTGTCATATTACCACCTTGAAAGTGTGCTAGTTGCAAGGGGGCAAGTGTAAAAGTTTGTTGTGTAGGTAAAATTTGTTGAACTATATGATTAGTTGCATTAAATGCGATTGTAGCAACATCCGCAATACCAGCATATATTGGACCTGTAGAATCCGCAATGCCAGGAGGCATGATTAAATAATCTGGTTCTGCAATACCTACGATTTGAACTTCACCAGCAACATACATACCTGCCGGGTGGACAAATAATTTATATATGTCTCTCCAAGTGTCTATAGGTAATGTAGACTTAACAAGTAATGCATACTTCTGGTATAGCTTATCATCTGTTATATATCTTTGATCATCAGGTCCAATACGTGATGCTGATACCGTGATCTCAGGAGCATAAGGAGTTATGCCAGCATTATGATTTGCTTTTTCTTTATCTAAGTCATGAACATTACCAACAATAAAAACATTTTCTTTTGTATATTTTACATCTACAAATGAATTAAAAAATACTCTAAAGAACTGTTCGATACTATACTTTGTACCTTTTGATTTATATAGAGTGCTTGAATAGTCAGCGGCTTCTCTTTTATTTGTAAAGCCTTCAAAGTATTGTTGACCTAATAATAATTCATCTTCTATAAATGATAACAGGTCTATATCAACTTGTGTAATATCACGATTTAAAAACAATTCGTCAATAAGTTTTGTTGGTGATACATCACTATCAGCATAATCATAATATGCTTCAATAAAAGATGCAAATTTAGGATATTCTGATTGAAAATATTCAGGCAAAATATTATTAACGTGCTTCTTATCTTGGACCGATATAGCTCGCCGATTAATATCGCGTAATGTTTTATCTAATGACATGTTAGCTCGTTGTGACTATTTGTGCTTGTACGAATGATGGAGCATCATCGAATACAACAATTTGGTTTTGTCCAGGTGAAGATACAGACATATTTGCTGCATCAGCGGTTATTTTAATATAATTATTACCACCTATAATACTATCTACTCTAATACCAACTAAGTTTATAATACCAGTAGATGGAGCATATTCTCCTATATTATCTACTAAAACAGTATCAGTTGAAGTTGCATGCAGTTGTAGTTTATAACTATCTAATTTATTTCTTATTTCAACACGATTACCATCTACAAAAAATGGTGTAGACCTTATAACAGTCTTTTCGTCACTTGGTTCTGCAATAGGTGATGCATATCTAAGTTCTACTGATTCTGTAGTACCAATAAAAGGTACAAATCTTTTCTGTAATTTAAGATCGGCTCTTGATGATAATACTGATGGGTCTACGTCATCAACAAGGGCTAACATATTAGATCTACGAAATGACTGTTCAAACAATCCTGTATTATCAGTAAAATAGTTTGTAACTACATCATCAACCCTATTCTGAATCTCTTGAACAGATGAAGATGTAAACTTAGGATTAAATTGAAAACGTACTTCTGTTTCAAGGAACGTAATATCAGGATCTTGGAACTTAATATCAAACGTAATAACCTGTAACTGCTTTCCTAATGCAAGAATATCACCCTTTGTTTTATCTATGGTTGCTTGAGTTACATCATCTTTAAATACGATTGACATAAAAACTACACCGTATTCTTTTCGTACAGCATCTTCACCGCCATATGCCTGAATATCTTTTATAAGGTAACCAAAGTTACGTTTTACAAGTGTAGCATAATCTACGGCCGTGACCATACGGTTTTGAGATGCATAAGAGAATGGTGCATTTTTACGAATAGATTCTAATGTTTCAGCATCAGATCCAGAAACTGATTTAGTTACAGTAGTAGTTGCAAGATTAAAAGAATTAGTACCAGCAGCTGTAACAACATTTACTTGTGCTAATGGCGTAAATGATGTCGCTCCATTTGCAATTGGACCATTTGTAGAAAGATATTCTACTACTATTTTATTACCTGCAGCTGGCGCTTTACCTAGCGTATAGCCATCACCAAAAGATAATTCATAGAAACCATTAGGTGTTTCGCGTAAGATATAAACTTTAGACTGATCATCGATTGTATCTGCTTCTTTTAAATCAGTATATGTAGCAAATGTTGTAGTAGTTAGATCATCATATACGCTTACAAATGCTGTAGTAGTATCGATATTTTTATCAGGTATAACGTATGTAGTGTCAATAGAATTTTCGCTTACAATAAAAGTCTTACGAATGTTCGCACCTTCTTTAATTGTAATGTCTGCTAAATCTAAATTATCTTTAAACGTATATAAGCCAAAACCATCATCAGTAGCACTTATAGTACCGATTGTCTCAAATGTATATGCTATATCATCAACCGTTGTATTAAATTGTGTTCCTCGAGGTAATGTTAAAACAGAAGGCCGACCTGCAAGATTACCTGTATTGACCGATAGGTTAACTGTAGCAGAAGACGCTGCCTTAGATGCCGGCATATAACCCATAGCTTCGGCAAGTGAAACGACAGATGATCTTAATTGTGCTGTAGTTAAATACGATTCATTTAATGCCATGTTTGCAATTAATGCATTGTAATGTGTATTATATGCTAACACATCAAGAAGATTAGAAAGACCAGAACCTTCATAGTTATAGTCTGCAAATTCTGTATTATTTTTTAACGATAACTTTAGATTATTTTTAATCGTTGTAAAATCTAAGTCAGTCGATCTAATTGTAGTTACCATTTATCTTAACCTCGATATAGTAGTTTCTAAATCAATAATCTCTCCGGTCGTCATTACTCTAAATGTAAGTCTAACTCGTAACGTATATGCATCAGGGTTACTAACTATGTTAATATCCAGGATCTTTGCACGAGGTTCATACTTATGCAATGTAGATCTTATATCTTGTTCTATAGATCTATCCATATGCGAATGAGCAAGTTCAAATAACATACCTGTTATATTAGAACCAAAATTCATGTTGAACGGTTTTTCGTATCGATTCGTAGAAACTATATTTTTTACAGCTTGCTTTACTGCAGCCGCTTCTTGTTTCTTGTAGATATCTCCACTAGGTTTTTTATCAAACAACAAGTCTATGTCAGAATACTTTTTTATTCTCGATGTAAGTACCGAGCTAGCTAAGTTTCCATCTTCTATCGATAGTTGTCGTGCCATGTTATACCTTTTTCATCTATTTATAACTTTATTTCGACTAATGCATCATTAGATTGTACGTTATTATTATAGAGTGTCTGTACATCACGTTTGAATCTAATATCAGTGAAAGAAGTTATATTTGGTATCTCTACTATTATCTGTGCATTTAAATCACCGAATGGATCATATGAGTCATAGTCAAGTGTGAGCTTATCGAAATACCCTACTTCGCTCCATGCTTGCGCTAGATCAAATGTTGCATTTAAATCTATATTACCGGTCTGATCGTGTAACTCAAATATTAAAGCTCGACCTTTTCTTCTTAAATCTAAAATACCATTAGACGTAAGCTTTTCTGCTTGTAATTTACCGGGCGGACCGATGCCATATGTCTCTGGACTATAGTATCCTTCAACAACCTTTAACGAATAGTTTTCAAATTCTGTAGGTGTATGATTACTATTTGATACTGTCTTCATTAACTCAGACATAATAAAATAGTTCTTTGCGATTTGCTGTTTAGCAGAATTATCCATAATTAGTGCATTAAATCTACCATGATCATCAGTACCAATAAATTTACCCATCGATGTATCGTGATTAATAATAGTATTTGTTGTAATTGTACCAAGAATATTGTTTTTAAATTTAAGTTCAGGTACGATATTCCATTTGACTTTACGTTCACCTGTTTTAAATTTTTGTACCTTTGCAACTCCGCTCACTTGGCCTAATGGATTCACACCACGCTGCGATTGAGATGTTGATGTTACTGCGATTCTACCATATTCTCTTGGCACTGCATTAGCGTAATTAGCATTCATTACACCAGATGCAACTTGATATGCTGTAAACTCACTAAAGTCTCTATTTGTTTGTTCTCTCATTTTAGATCTAACTTCTTCAGTAGAAAAGTTTCTTACAAGAAGCTGATTCTTAAGATAGTCATCAACATCAATATGAACTTTACGTATACCACGATCTCCAACAGTAAGATAAGAATTGGTCATGCCTTCGGTTGGATTCGCAGTCGCTGTATGGGTAATACTACCTGAGCCACTTCCGCCACCACTTCCGTCGACTAATAAAGTACCTACTGAATTGAAAATACTGATTCCTGCTCCACCTCCTAAGCTACCGGCAGTCACTGCATGATCCGCAGTACCTTTTAGATCACCATGGAATGAAGAACCATAATGTACTGTAGTACCTCCACCTATCGTACCTCTATTACCGGCTACGGCAATGTCAGTTGCTACAATGTTAATATCAGGTGAAGACATATTAA